CTCATACGCACAAAGTTGGCGTTGATTTTACGATTTTGATTGATGTCTTCAATGACTGTGTTTTTAATGTCTAACATATGGGCGGATTACCTTTAGTATATCTATTATTTAGCGTTTTCTTTAAGTGGTTCATCCCGCGAGTCATCATCTTTAGATTCTAAAGGTTCCTCTTGAGACTTATCTTTTTTAAAGATTGCGTCCCAGTTATCCCAGATCTTACCTATGTCTTCTCGTCTTCTTTGACTGCCCTTGCTCATTAAAATTCTCCTGGCATGATAATTTGTGGACGTTTCATATCATCTAAAATAACATTTAAATTGCAGACATGGCAAAAATGTTCTTCACTTTGATCATCATCCATTTCATAGATAGTATGTGGTAATTCAGCAATCATCATTGCTTGTTCAAATACCTTGGCATGTTTTTCACACATAATTACTGGAATGTCATTGGCTATTACTAAAAATAAAGGTGTCATAGTGCGTCTTTGAATTTTTGTAGTTCAAATTCAGTTAAAAAGAATTCAAATTTACATTCAACATCATGTTCACTGGTTAATAATATATGCCATTGTTCTGTGGTAGGCACCCAAGTTTTTTTTATTTTAAGTTTATAATCTTCGTGACTTATTATATTTCGTTCCATATTCTATTCCTTATTCTGCTGAGAAGGTCTTCTTCCAAGCGGGTTTGTTGCTGTTATCTCGCACAATGTATCTATCTCTTTGAGCCAACATTCTTTGCTGTGGCGTGCGATTATCCCAAGGTTCAGCAATTCCTTGCAAACAACCTAGCAGTGCATATCTTGCTGAATCAATGCAGTCATCTGGATCACTGAATCTGCCCTTTTCATCTACAAAGTAATTTTGTGCTTCACTTAAGAAATGAGTGCAATTTTCATTGACCATTAAACTGCCAACTTCCAACATTTGACGCATTTGATTTATGCCGTATGCTTTGTGATTAGTAACACGACCTTGACTGTCAGCAGGATTCATAATGGCCTTTTCATAGACATTGAGTTCATACTGTTCAAATAGTTCGCGTATGCTGTTTGAACTCATGGTGTATCTGCCAGCAGTGCTAGCATCAGCAGGTAACACAATAGGACAGCCAAACACTTCAGGACGAAGTAAATGATTGATATACTGAGTGGGCACTGCTTCTTCAACGCCCTGCACAACAATTTGTCTATGTAAATAAGCAGTTCGCTCATATGGATCCCAATACATTAATGTAATAACTGTTTTGTCATTGACCAGTCCTAGGTCAAGTGCAATAATTCTATGTATGCGTGGCATTTCATTGAAGTTGAATTGACCAGTTTTGTATATAGGCCAATCACCAATTTGAAACACAGCACCTTTGCCCATAACAGGTTTGCCAGCAATACGTGCTTCACGTTCGTGTGGTAAGTAATCTCGTTCTAGTTGTCTACGTGTTTCATATAACAAGAATGGCAGGCCCCATGGATCATATTCAGGCACGTCATCCCAACTTACCCTAATAAATTCATAGCCTTCTTCTTTTTTCCAAAACTTACTTACTAGTCCGTTGAGTCCTTTGAGCGGCGTAAATGAGCAGAGAACTTTTCCCTGCGTTGTTGCTGTTCTAGTAACAATTTCACTGAAGAAATCATCTGGTGGTTGCTCATCAAATACTGCAAGATTAAGTTTAAATCCTTGGAGTTGTCTAACTTCTTGGGTATAGTTAGCAAATAGCAGATAACTATTACTACCAGAAATATGACGGATCTCGCAACCGATATTGTTGGCTCCATCATTTCGCATAGTATCAGTAATAATACAACTGCGAGGAATGGCACCAGTTCCCAGATTTTCTGTAATTTTGACATCTTGTGTTCCTAATAATTCATTTTGTAATACCAATGCAACCTGACTCCAACCTTCACCTGCTACCATGCAAGTAATTGGTGTGGTAAATCTATGTCCCTTCCACCATTCAGGATATATGCCAGTTAAGTGCATGGCTGTTTCATAACAGGTACTTACTGTTTTACCAATCCTGTTTGCCGCAAGTATACCGCGACGTTCACTGGCTCCAGTGGTAAAGAATTGTTTTTGATGATCAAATGGTCTAAAATATTTGAGTTGATTGAACTTCATGTCCTCAGCAACTTCAATGACCAAATCTTGCATGGCAGTTTGAACCTGTCCAGGCAAATTACGAAATTCTTCTGGCACTAAATTATGTTCATCTATGACATAGCGCAATGCACGAGCCATCAATATGTCATTGCCCAGCATTACATCATCCTTAATTTATTAAATGTTAATTTGTTGTCTAGATATCTAACAAAGCCTTGTAGTTCATCATGGCTTAGTATTAAAACTATTTCTAAGTCATCTTCATCATCACGATTGAATCTAAAGCGAAGTTCAAACTCGTCGGGACCGGTCCAAACTCCGCCTATGTCTACCGCTGAACTTTCATCATGCGTTAGATTGAACACTGGGTTCTCCCTGCACAGGATGTTGTTTGCTGATATATGCTAGATAATAAAGTGCTTCGCTGAGATCACGAATTTCTGCGGCAGTGGCTACCCACGTTGCAGGATCTGCAAGATTATCAGGTTTGACTGTGAGCATGGCCTGTAATCTTTCAGCAGTTAAACGCATGATATGTTCACACTGTCCAGGAAAGCGATGTTTAAATGCTTCCCTGTGTGCGGCATTGACTTTTTGTAAAATTAGCGTGTCGCGTGTAGCACGAGCCTGTTGTGCTTGAAAGATGTCTCCATCTCTCATTGTTGAATCTGTGCTCATGTTCTAATGTCCGTGCCCCATGGATCAACAATAGCCTCTTGGTTGAATTGACCAAAGTCTCTGTCAACAAATGTATCCCAGATATTGCCAGCATTGATACGCATACTCTGCATCATGGTACGCAGTCTACGTCCCACAGGAGTTAATGTGCCGTCTTCACGTTGAACCATTTGTTCACCAGTGGCTGCACCAATCCATTTAATAATTTCTGGGCGTGTGCGTCCATATTTGTCAATCTTTGATCCATGTTCTTTCTTTTCCCAGGGTCCATTGATTTCATAACTGATAGCACCATTGCTATACTTGCGGAATGTGCAGTGACATTTTTTACCAACTGCTCTAAAGTCTGGATCTGGATGAGGAACAAAAGGACTGAAAAAGTAATTTTGCAAATCACTTAATGGAGGAAGTTCTTGATCACGGTCAGGAATTGGAGGCATTGGCTCTTCTGGTACCATGTCTGCACGATCAATATAGGGATTGTCTGCACCAATAAATTTAGGATCAATTTCTTCGCCATTTAATACATCCATGGCTGTTTGATATTTTAATTTATTAGCACGACCTTTTAAGTTTAAAACTACACCTGTTTCATCAAAGACAAAACGTTCTAGTTCTTTGGCTGTGGGAAAGTCTGTCATTAGACCTTCCAAATCATATTCAGCATTGCTGGCGCTTTTAGGTGTTTGTGGTTTGATACCAGCAACCTGTTCTGCTACTTCAATGATTTCTTGTTGTGTGGGTTCATCGCCCCAAGGGCTGGCAACATCTGTGGGTGTAGATGATTGTGTTTTCTTAGTCATTTCTATTCCTTAATTTTCTATGCTAAAAGAGAGGCTAGTGCCTCTCTTGTATTTACTACAATTAACCTTTAGATATAGGCTTTTTGTATTTTGCTGGTAATTTTGCACCATTGGCAGTTGAATTTGCTTTTGGTCCAACATTGGTGTTAGAACTTAGACCTTCAACTGTGGGGTCAATGAATGGCTTCATACCAACACCACGACGTGCAACTGCCGCAGTTACCATATCAGCAAGAGCACTGCGCTCATTACCTGATGTGTCTTTTTCTTTCATGAATGCATCACGCTTGCCACCCATGTCTTGATTACCCATTGTAGGACCACGCTTTTGGTTAATCTCTTTTGCTTGCATGTTTTTTGTAGATATTCTCATTTTGTTTTCCTTATTGGTTAAATGCGCGACTGTTCAAGTTTAGAATTGGTGTTACATAAACTGTTGCGCTAGAATCTGCCACAGCGGCAATATAAATTGTCACTGGTGGAACACTGGGACCATCACCAACTTGAACAATGACTTCACCATATGCTGGAATTGGGCAACTGCCTGGAGTTCCAACTGCGGGTTTAGTTGCTGTAGTTGTAGTCTTACTTGTTTCAAAGAATACATTGTCGCTGCCGCTGCCATTGGTAATTTTTAAAAACAATGGACCTGTTTGTCCGTTAAAAGCAATACCTGCTTCACCTGGACTAATTGAAATTACACTGCTGGAAGTTGTAGCAGCCAATACTTTAGTTTG